GGTGTACCTATCCAGCGGCCTGTGTATCCAACAACTTTGTTCTTGTAGTAAAATGGTATAATGAACCGCTTGTGCATACGCGCTGGTAACTTAGAAGGGCTATACATAAATCTAGGGTCTTCTATGTCAAACCCGCGGCCTTCTAGGTACTTTGCTGCTGCTATCCAATCATTGTCCGGTACTGCATAATTCATGAATGGAACTGCACCCTCTGGTAGGTCCATTTCTGGCCAATCTATTACTAGTATTTTTCTACGTTCCTGCACTAACAGTGTTTCAGAAATATCTTGATCTCGCATGAGTTCTAACTGTAACCGTTGTACTGCTGCTTCGTCGCCGCCAAAACCTATTAACAGTTCTTTTAGTCTGTTGTCAATTTTCTTGCCTGGGGCCCAGCCTGATTTATAATGGCAGTTAAAGCAATGGTATTGGAATTTATCTGCTTCGAAGTGGAATCCGCCGCGACCGCGCGTATCAGCTCGTATTTGTCCGTTACGCGTACACATGGGACAGTTGCCTGAACTCCAACCACTAGGGTTAGATTTCCAGTTCACCGGAATCAGATTCTTAACGTACTCAATCATCAATGTCATGTGTATATACTACACTCTAATTATGATTTTGTCAATCGATCCTTGCGTTTGTGTGAATTTAGTTCTAAGGTATTTAATGTTAGTTCGGAAAGTCCATGGGTCAATTCCACTAAAGTTTGCATACGGATAGAATTCCTCTGTATACGTACCCAATGTAATATTAAACCAATCAGCTTCTGTTGGATTGTCTTCTAGTGCGCCTTGTATGTAAAATTGACCTGTGTAATTTGTTGCATACACTGCAATTGTAGACATACCATTTATTTTGTTGAAATAACCAGGTCCTGGTAAGTGACTACTGTAATAAAACCCGTCAGTTGATGTAAATGAATCTGCTGTTGCCGATGTTAATGGTATTTGATTTATTGCGTCGCTGATTTCAACTGTAAAGTTAGGACGCATGTTTTGGTCACAGAATAATGGTAAATTCATACCCAACGAGTTTACGTATGTAAACACAAGATCGCAAAACCCTGCTTCCATTGCGTTAATTTCGCCTGCTGTTATTGTAAGCTTAACAGCGCCTTCGTCATAGTCTGTTATTTGACATTTTTTTGAAACTATCTTTGCCTGAGTTTCTCTATTAACTAAATTTGCAGTAATAGTTAGCCCTTGTAGCATAATAGGCTTACGATCTGTGTTTTTTACGTAAAAAATAAACTCATTATCTAGTCCGCTAAATAGCTTTAAGAACCTGTAATTAACAGGAGAATTAACAGTAGTACCTCTAGCTGATTTATACTTAGCTAGTCCAACTTTGTTGCTAGATGCATCAACTGCGTAAAGGTCACCTGTTTGATTGATATTATATGTGGTTGCGTAATTTGACATTGTTAATTGTGCTCCTGTGTATGTATTTATGCAAAAACAACTTAAAAAGATTTATATAAATATAACTATAATGATAACAAAGTATCAAATATTACTAGAAGAATTTCCGTTTTTAACTGTAGTAGCACATGCAGGAAACGAATATCTTGGAATAATGCAAAATATCGACAATCAGATTGCTAGCTTGTATGTCTATGATCGAATACAAACCGACAATCAGAAAAAATTGTTTTTAATGCTTGGTGATGAATGGTGGTGGGAAACAAATAGAAAACTTCCCATTAACATTGCATTACTAAATAAATGGCCTTTTAGTTACACAAGTCAAAGCTTTAACGTAAAGCAAATGGAAGTAGTAGCGGGACCTGAAGTTAGATTAAGCGATAGCATTACAAAAAGAATAAAACGTAGAAATATTAGTCTTGTGAAGAAAGACCCATAACCAACATATTTAACTGTAAAGAGATTGCCATTGAATAACTAATGGCGTGTGCTTTTTTAAAGTAATATGTGTTGTCTGTGGGTTTTTCCCATACGCTATTAAAAACCGTATCCCAATCTTTGCCTATTAAATGTCGCTTGGCTGGTCGAATAATTGCTAGCACTGCTGCTAACTGCTGAACACTGCTAGGTTTCATCTTACTTACTATGTCAAAATGATTGTGTATATGAAACAAGTTCTCAACTACATCTTTATGTTCTAATAACTCCCACATAGGTTCTGCTGCAAGCAATGCGTCTAAGTGTTCATAATCTTTTACATCTTTGTATATGTTGACATTCAATATATCTAGTTTAAAATAACCCTGCTGTTCTGCTTCTTTGTAATCAACAGTTGATAATCCAGTAAATGGATCAGTTGGAATCTCATGAAAGTAAACACCAGTGTTATGTTTCTTTCGTCTGCCTTTATCATTGATCATTGCCGGTGTGTGCTGTAGCAAGTTTAAAAGCTTATCTCTGTTTACAACATCTATGTCAATATCAGTATTTACAATCATAAGTTAGCCTCTTCTAATATACCTTCTACCCAATGAAAATCTTCTGTGTTCGTTTTAATAACACGTTGCCAATGTGTTGGTTCTATATAGTCTGATATCATTTGCAATTGTTCGCTTGTAAGCCTGTCAATTAGCTGTTGTGCTTGCGAACTTGCGTATACTATCCATGGGCTTATCTTACCACTACATATATGAAATACAGCAAGATTTGACGGTACTAGACGGAAGTATTCGTTCCAGTTCTCACCTGATTCTTTGCTCCATTCACGCAAGAATATAATAGTACGCTCAATTGCTCTATCTGCACTTTCTGTTTTTAGTCGTGTCTTAATCCATGCACTAAAGTTCCTATCACTTGTCCAGCGATCAATTCGTATTTGATTCTTTAATAGCCATTTTGTATATTCTGCTACATCATCGATTTTTAGATCTAAGCAGTAAATTGCATACTTTACAAATGCAGTGTAATACTGACTTGCTGCAAATTCATCATAGCTTTTTTCGCCTTTGCTGTTTGTGCTAATTCTGTAAAATAACTGATAAGTCCTAAATGCGAGTTGCACATGCTTCTCTTCTTTGTTCATGTGTCTGCGCTTACGTTCACACAAGTGAACAGCAAGTGTGTTCTCTCGTTTAAACGATTTATTACAATATCCGCACTTAAAACCTGTTGTCATTTAAGTTTACCAATTAGATCTTTAATTTCTTTATTTTTTAACCCATGTTCTTCTAACAATTGCTTTAATTCAGCTTTTGTGCTACTTAACATGATATCAAGTTCATCATCATTTAAATGAGAGTAGTGTTCAGCAAACCAGCTTTGGAGTTTATTCTTTTTTCCTGCTTTTCCTGGCTGAATCCATGGATGATACACTGTTGACCCAATACCAACTAGTTGCATTAATTGAAACTGTAATTGTGGATGCTTTCTGATAGTATTGAAATGTACATTGACTGCTTCGTTTGTCCATTCAAGATAATGTTCGGCTTCTTTTCCTTGTACGTTACTTGTATAACGCATAAGTAACCAAAGACCTAACTTTTTCTTTTCTTCGTCAGTAAGGCTTTCATACCAAGTTCTATCCTTGACATCAATTGCTCGCATTTCTTCTTTGATGTTTAACTTACTCATGTTATCTAATTACCACAGTTCATTAAGGTCTAATACTTCTGGCAGTTTGTTTGCATCTTTTACAAATAACACACAAGGTGAATTTGGCTTATCTGATAATGGTACACATAACAAGTGTCCATACTTTAACTTTGGCGCATACCATTTAACATCACTGTAAATGTTTGTAATTGAAATATCAATATAATCAGGTTTGAATCCTGTAATTGGATTGAATGCAAATGCAGTAAATCCTCGATCATTGAGACTCATAAGACTCATAATTTCTGGATCACCTACTTCTGCATCACAAATAACTATGTGCCAATCCAACGGCATACTAATTGTTGTCTGACCTATCTGCAATATTGCTGCTGGTGCATAAAAGCTCTCTAGAAATACTAATGGAATAAAGTAGTAGTCTATGTGTGCTTTGTTTGTATAATCTAATATACCATATCGTAAGTCATCTACTGTTTCTGGAATATCATCTAAGTCGTAAGTCTCATTTTCTACAGTTAAAATTTTCATTTAATCTCTCTCATTAGCGCCAAGTAACCTTTTCAATAGTGAATGGATAGTTGGCTTCTTTATAAAATTTCTTACGTTCAGTAAGATGCTTTTTGCTAAACTTGGCGGTGCTTGTTATATCCCAAATTTGAACAAAGTCCTTGTCTTCCGCTTTACGCACTCCACGACCGATGCTTTGTATTACTTTTACAAACGACTTACCAGGTTCAAGTAATATAAGGTTGAATATACGTGGAATGTTAATACCAACAGCAGCTACGCCGTATGTTGCAACTGTAATACTATTAGTTGCTTCGTTGATTTCGTCATACGCTTCTTTTCTGTCAGTTGTCTTCATTGCACCTCTTACAAATGTAATGTCTGGAATGTTCTCACTAATGATTTCGCCACTTTTAATTCTGTCAACTAGCACAAGTGTATTGCCCGTCTCTGACACAGTTTGAATAAAATTACTAAGATATTTCATACGTGCTGCATCTGTTGTTAAGTATGCTAGTTCACTCTGATAGTCATTGTACACTGCTACTTCGCGTAACTGACACACATTAACATGGCATTTACTTAATACACCCATTTCTTGTAATGTACTAGCTGATAGTGAGTTTGTAACTTCGCCTAAGCATGACTGTAATGTTGCTTTTGCGTGATCTTCTTTTGGTATAGTTCCAGTAAGACCCCATCGTAATGGAATATGTGCAAATTCTTTAGTAAGCATATCTTTTAATACATCAGCTTTAGCTTGGTGTACTTCGTCAACTATTACGCATACTACATCTTCAGAAAAGTCCTTTAAACTAAAGTCAGATAACCCGTCGCGGAATCGTTTCTTGATACTGTTTAAACTCTGCCAAGTACAAATTGTGTGTGTCTTACCAAGTTCTTTTTTATCACCAAAATATACACCAACATCTAATCCAAGATTGACATAATCTGCGTATGTTTGTGTAACAAGATCTTTGTTTGGCACAATGACAATGCTACGACCATACTTTTCAACTGTGTTGCTTAGTGCTGCTGTAATAAGTGTCTTGCCTGCGCCTGTTGCAATTTCTTGTAGACACTGTGGTGTTTCTAAATACTTGTTCACAATTTCAATTTGGTAGTCACGTAATGTAACTGGTTGTCCTACCATCTGATGCTTTTCTGGCCATACCTTGTGCTGAAAAGTTTCAAGTGTTACTTTGTTGAATTCAAACGCGCCATGCTTGCGGTTGTCATCTTCAATGTCAATATGGTATCCTGCTCCCATAATAATAGGAAGTACTTTATCAAGTAAATTAAGATATGTAACGCCTCCGACACTAAAAAAGCTTACGCACCCATCCCACCTGCCAAGTTTATAAGCTGGTACATGATATGCGTATGGCATGAAAAACTTGAGTTCTGCTTCACACTTCTTTCGTGTGCTAAGATCAAGTCCTTCAACTTTACAGTTCACTTCGTCTTTAATAATAATTTTACATTTCATAGTATTATAATACAGTACTTTGTTGGTTATGTCAATTGATATTTTACATACACAAATGGCTTGCACTTGCAAGCCATTTGGTTGTTTCTTATTGCGTCTTTACACGGCGCATACATGTAACTTCAGCAGTACGCTTCCACTTGCTGCCCATTGATTTCTTCAAGTCCGCAAGCTTGGTAACCATGCGCAAACTAATCTCACGCATCTTTTCTTTGTTACCTATCATAAAGTCCATTAAGTCTGTTTCTTCCTCTGGAGTAAAGTCATATTCGTTAAGCATGCCGTCTTTGACAATTTGCTTACAACGCAATACCTTTTCACGTGTTGTATCCATTGTAAGATCCAAGTAGTGACAGCGTGACATAATAGCATCTAAGTGATCTTTAATCTTTCCACGTACATTGTCAAACTTAAGGTTAGTAATAAAGATTACACTGCCGTTAAACTCGAAGCAATCTGGAATACCTTCACGTCGTAACAATGAACTATCTGTGTTCCAGTTCAGTTTACGCTTCTTGCTAGAGTCCAGTGCTGCTTTGAGCAAGTTCAACGAGGTTTCATCGTAAAGCACTGTATCGCAATCATCTAATACTAAAACACTATTCCTGTCTGCATTAGTGTATAGTGTTTTATACAAGCCTATTGCGGAACTGGCGCCTTTTACAACTTCAAACCTCATACGGTTTCCTGCTAGCTTATCAAACAAACTATTTTTTTCTAGTACTTGTTCAACACCAAATGATTTTCCTACTCCAGGAGGACCTGTAACAACCATGCCGCGTACAATGCCATCAATTGAAGCTTGTGTCATGTCGTCTAAAATTGAAAAGCGCTCACGCATCCGTTCAATAATCTGATCATCAGTTTCGTTTGGGTTGTCAACTGCATCGTTGACTACTTCCATGATTTTAGTAGAGTTTGGTGGACGTCCGCGTCTCTTTGGTGCTGTTGCTAAGTTAGTCATGCTATAAAACTCCTGTTTCGTAATGTTATATAACTATTATAAGGTAAGACGTCTTACTTGTCAACCTTTATTTTGAAACTTCTTGGAATCCGTAGTTAGCAACAACTGATTGCTTTCCATTTTCATCTTCAATAATATCTCCAACACTTATAGAACTCATTCTAGAAAGTCTTTCAATATCTGTCTCTGGTCCCATATTGCCTACGTGGAATACACCTTCTAATGTATACGCATCGATGTTTGAAACATGTGTGTAGTAACCTAAATCAAATGCTTCCTTAGCAACAGCGCCAGTGTCATTTTTTCTAAGACCCATGTCTAGTTTCATTGATTGCTTGTGAACAGAATCGTGTCCTTCTGCATTAATTTTAACATATTCTGCATCTGTGAAATGAATTTGAAAAAGTTTAAATTGTGCCATGTTCTGTAATCCTTTATTTGTTTAACTTATATATATTATACGACAAGACGTCTTGGTTGTCAACCTGAAGCACAGAAAAGAATTCCTGTGTTTTCAATAAGTTATAAATTAAATTAAAATTAGTTTACAGAGGTGAATTTAACTCGATTGAGTGTAGTTTCGTGTGCGCCACTGTACTTGCTTAATTCGTGTGCTTTTACAGTGCCTCGTATAGAGATAGTTTTGCCTTGAATTATGTCAGCAATGTCTGGCTGCTGATTCCACCAAAACTTAATAACATCTTTATTTTTGTATACTGAAGTAACCATGTAAACATCACTTGATTGTATAAATTTGACATCTATTACATCAACATCTATGTCATACCTAGTAGCTTTAGTGCCAAAATATTTACTACTGTGCTTCAGTGGTAACATTATGTCGTGCAGGTCATCGCGTTGCTTATCAATACTAATTGAATTAGGAATGCTTGCAAGCAAACTAACATAGAAGTTATTAACTTCATGTGTTAATGCCTTAACAATATTTTGTTCAAAATTAGACAATCCGCCGCCTAGTTTCTTCATCATTAATTTACCATTAATGCGATCAATTTCAGCGGTAGCTTGTTTAATATATTTACGCGGTGGAGAATACAACTCGGGTGAAGCAGTTGTCATCATATTAAGCATAACACTTTTGTTATCATATATGTGTTCAACTACTTCATTTCCCTTGGCGTCTACTTCATCTGTGGATTTTACATAACCGTAACCGCTTTTAATAAATCCTTGTTTGGCATGTACTTCAAATGATATCGCAAGGACGTCAACTGATGTATATTGTGCTAATAATGATTTATTCGACATAATGTGTATCCTTTAAGTTATGCTGTACATATTTATAATACAGCAAGAACTCTTACTTGTCAAGCGATTTTACGATAAAGATATATCTTCAAGTCCTGCGGCACGTAACTTAACGATGTTATTAATTTGAAACTGTTTAGCTTCAAGTGCTTTAATAATACCCATGAATTTGTTGCGCACTAAGCTGAACTCGTTGATTAGATATTGCTGGTCCACAACGCACTGCTCACCATCTACATACTTTTCTGCATCACGTGAGCTTAGTGCCCGGTTGTAGTTTTCTAGATACTTACGGAATATTTGACTACGCAGCTTGCGCATCTCTGTGTGTAAGTGTTCTAGTATTGCTTCTACTTCTTGGAGCTGATTAAACCTGTGTTCAACGATACCGGGCATACTTGCGCTTTGACGCTCAAGGTTGCCTTTCATTCCACATTCAAATTTTGCTTCTGCTACTTGTGTCTCATAGAAAGAAACAGCGTTAACTATTTCTCCTAGGTTACTTGTAACTTTACGGTACCAATCAGCCATTTAATCCTCTTCTTCCCAATATTCTTCTGAGTATTCCTCATCTGAATCATGTTCTTCGGATCCTTCAATATGTTCAGTCATTGCTTTATCTAGATACTCATCGTGGTCGCCAATTTCCTCAGCGTTACGTTTGAGGTCTATTCCATAATCACTTAACACAAAGATAAAGTCGCCTGCAAAATCAGTTTTAGTCTTTTCAGGGACATATGCAAGTGCTTTGTCATAAATTTGGAACATCAATTCTAAATCACTATCACTCAGATTCATTAATAACCTCCTCAGGTTCAATTGTATCATCGGCGGGTACTGCATCGACTACTTCATCATCATATTCTGCCATGATTAAGTCAAGTGCGCCGTCTTTGTTTGCGTTCCATGGTTTACGGAACATTTTAATTACTTCGCCTGTATTCGGGCTAGTATACTCTAAGCTATTACCGCTTTTCTTTAACAAATCTTTAGCTTCAAAAAACTCAACCAATCCACTGTACGGTGACATTCCTGTTTCATATGGAATCTCTACTTGTACACTTTCAAACGGCTTGGAATAACGGGTTTTCATTACTTTACATGCTGCACGAATGCCATGTACTTGAGATGTTTTATTGCCGTCTGCATCAGTTTTTAGTTTAAGCTTGCGCATTGCAATAACAATACTGGATGCATATATAAAGCCTGATCCACCTGAGATCTTATCGTCTGGGTCGAACATATCCTGTGATGCGTATGTGTGGTTTGTACACAACATACCTACATTGTATGCGCCAAACATGTTCACTGTGTTACGTACCAAAGATGTTAGTGCTTTGGGCTTACGACCCATGTCACCTTTCATATCACCTTTCTGGAACTGGTCAACGTCTGTAGGTGTTAGTAGCATACCCAATGAGTCAACTACAAACAATACTTTAGGACGTTCTTCTTTTGGCTTTTCTGAGTACTCTGCTTTATAGTCTTTCATAAAGTCTGATACAGTTCGAGCTACATCGTCGATCATAGACATATTAAGTTTAAGAAGCTTTTCTTCACTTGTGTCTACATCCAGTGCGTGTAACCATTTTTCATCTAGTGCATTCTCTGAATCAATTAACACTACAAAGATGCCCTGATCCTGTGCGTGTTTTACAATGTTGCCAGATGCAATGTAAGATTTACCTGCGCCTGACTCTCCTGCGAGTACTGTAACTTTACCTAACGGAATTCCATTAGCAAAGTCGCCACTGATGAGTTTGTTTAATGTGTAATTACCTGTACTAATCCATGTGTCTGGATCGTTGAACCCAACACTAAGGCCGGGTACCGCTTTAGTAATACTTCTGCGGAATTTGCTTATATCGAATGGTCGTGCCATGTTTATCTCCTATCGAAAGAGCATGGGCGCAAAGCCCATGCTATACGTACTTATATCTTACTTACGATTGCGAATCGCTGCTAGGATGTCTTCTGCACTCGGTGCTGATGATGTTGCTGCAACTGGGTCCGGAGTAAACGGAATAGTATCATCTACTGGATCCTGTGCTGCAGGTGCTGCAGGTGCTTGTGCAACTGGAGTCTGTGCTGCAGGTGCTTGTGCAACTGGTGCTTGTGCGGGTGTTACAGCACTACGTGACGGAGCATCTACACCATATGGACGATAAAACTCTGCGAAACGTGCTGGATCATATAATTGACCGTCTACACTAGCTTCGAACATTTCAAAGATTGCATTTAGGTGTGCTGCGTCTGGCTTCTTAGGTAAGAAGTCATTTAGATTGTGTAATCCGTTTGCAGCAATAGCATCGCGTTCTGATTGATCGAGTCCACGTGCGCGGCGAGACCAATTTGATGTACTGTAATCAGCGTATTGACCTTTGGTTGATTTAAACACTTTAAAGTCTGTGCCATTTTCGTAATCAGTTGGGATTTCTTCAAACTCTGGATCCATTAGTGCTGAACTAATGATCTTATAAATCTGCGGTGAGATTACAAATCGACGGATTGGATTTTCTGGTGTATTTTCTTCTTTGGATTCGTTGTTTGTAACAAAGCCTTGAAAAATGTATGAACGTTTTTTCCAGTACTTACGTGCTGTATCTTCGAGTGTTGGGTCTTTAAACCAAGGACGGATTTCAGCATGTACTGGGCATTGTTCGCCCCACATTTCAACACAAGGAACTTGTACTGTTACTGATTTGTTTTCGTCTTGTCCTTTAACACCTGGGAACTGCATACGGATCATTTGTCGCTCTTTCCAAAAGAACGTGTTTGATTCATCTGCGTCTGGGAGGAAACGTAACGTTGCGCTGGAATTCTCGTCGATGTTCCAATGTGCGAAGATTGCGTTATCTGATTGTTGTGAAGAGCCATTGCTCTTACTGTCTTGTGCTTGAAGTTTTGCACGGATTTCTGCTAGTGAAGCCATAATTATTTTCCTTTATTAGCCTATATTAGTAGTTAGACATTATTGCCTAACTTTGTAATAGTAATAAGACATAGTGTCTTATTTTCGTTTTGTAACAACTAAATTGCTACTTTGCCTTTGATTGCCTATACAGTATAACTTATTTTGTACCTACTGTCAAGTACTTTTCTCTATATTTCTATTAAGAAATATTTTTACGAAGATCTTCCATAACTGAATCACTAATTGATTCTTCTTGTGGAACTTCTTCCTTTTTCTGTGACATTGTGCCTACCTTGTATAGGTACTGCGCAATTTTTGCAGCAATTTGCTGTTGTGCTGGATTCATGTCATGTACGTCATTGCTTAGTTGTGCAACAGCGTTGAATAATTCATCATTTTTAGAACTCATTCCACAATATGAGATAACTGCACTTAAAAATGCAAGTGGGCCGTTGCCGCCACTATATTTTACGTCATCTTCATTGTATGGGTTTTCTGGGTCATTAATATCCATGGTAAGTTTAAGATCGCCTGCTTTAATAATTCCAAACACTGTGTTTAATAATTCATCATGCATATTATTTTTTCCTTCTCGTTCATTAAAAATACGTGATACAGTAGATAGGACACTATCCATGTCTACTCTCTCAAATGTATTATACAAGAACTTTTCGGATATGTCAACCTCTGATTCAACATTATCTGAAATAATTGCTGATTCAAACGTATTGTATCCTTTAGCTGTTTGCAAACTACGGATTGTTTCTTTAATGTTCTTTAGTTGTGCTTTTACTGTTTCTACTACATTCTCGTTGCCTTCGTTAACAAGTTTGTTTTGCTTTACGTGTGTAAGGAACTGTGACAATTCTTTAGCTTCTTGGCACATATTAATAATACTAGTTCCCTTGTCATCGTCAAATGTTCCACCATTGTTAACGTGGTTTGCCATTGCTTTAGCGCCTGCCATGTACTTAAACGGAAATTGTTGTTTTTGTTTTTGAGCATTTTCAATAAACAAACTGTGTACGTTACGACTACGTGCTCCACGAATTTCTTCGTTTACGCCCTTGCTGTGCTTAATAATTAAACGAGCGTTCTCTAATTGAATGTAGCTTGTTTTTACACTACCGAATGCTCTGCTAAATCCCTCAGTTACACTCTGGTGGGAAAAATCTTTTGGTTCTATGTTTTTATCAAATCGTTTCACTGTATATTCACCCATTTGTTTATGAACTGCACTTTTTAAACTGTTAAGCAAAGGCTTGTTTTTTTGAATATCAAAGTCTGTGCCTGCTTGTGCAACTAATTCTATTTCGTTGCTATCACTTCTAACGGAAACCATTAAATCTTCACTTGATAGATAAAAACGTGTTGCCTCATCTGGGTCAACTGTTTTGTCGCCTGTTGCGGTAAACAATACTACGTCATAGTTTGCACCTTTAATAATATTGAATATTTCTGTCGTTAGATTTTTCATCGGTAGTTCCCTTTAATGTATTTATGCAAACCTTAAATAATGTTACAGAATACTAAACGGCATTGGTTGTGCAAAATCGTCATCGTCATCATCTATTAAATATTCAAATGCTGCTTCTTCAAAGTTTACAATTTCCTGCGCCATACGTACAATTAGTACTAATGCCATTACTAAGTCATCGTTCTCGCCTTCTTTTGCACTGTAGCTGTTGCCACGCGCGATAAACACCTTTAGTTCTCTTAATAAATTAGGGCTTGCAATTTCAAGTTTTTCTGTTTCAACCCAATGCTTTAGTTTAGAACAGGCAGTAATTTTACTTTTGTGTGTTGTCGTAAATCCCTTTCTAAATTTACGTGCGTTTCCGTGACGTTTTGTTTCACTTAGAAATGTACCTGGAAAATGTTCTTCGCCTGTTTCTGATACAACAACTAGTGCGGCTTCACCTAATGTGTTATTTTCTATACTGTAGTATTGCTCTGCTTGGCCTTCTGTTTCTGTTTCAATGAATGTTAAAATCTCACGCATAATTCTTATTTGGCCTTGAACGGGCGTTTTATTGTGTTGCCATTCCGCAACTTGACGCATGCCTGGCATTTCGTATACTTGTATTGCTGCTGCGTCGCCGCCTGTTCCTAGGCTAGGATCCAATGCAGTCATGTATATTTTATCTCGTTGTATAGGGCGGTACCAGCGTACTTGTCCCATTTTTGCCCACGGTTCTTTTGCAGTCATTGTAGATAATTTTAAGCTGTCTATTAGTGTCTCGTCGAATGCAATAAATTCGTTTAAGTGTTCGCGGCGAAAACGTTCTTCGCCAATCTTGCCCATTTCTTCATCTGCCCACGCTTGGTCTCTGTCTGGGTGGCGCATCCAGTCTGCATTAAAGGATTTAAATCCATTTCTACCAGTTTCCTGATCGTTGCCAAATTCATCCTGTGCTCTATCTGCTTCGCGATATATTTGTGCAAATTGGTCATCATCTTGGTTTGGTGTACTTGTAATGATACACTTACCACCTGTTGATAATGTAGGAGATAGTGCTGTCCAGAACTCTCTGGCGATGTTTGGACGCACAAATGCAAACTCGTCTAAGTATGCAAGTGATATAGACAAACCACGACCGGTATTTTCTGTAGTACTTTGTGCAATTATGCGAGATCCGTTATCAAACTCCATGCTACCTTTATTATAACTTGTAACACCTGCTCTAATATAATCTGGGAGTGTTTCATATGCAAATCTAATACGTGACATAATTTCACTTGCACCACTATATTTGTGTGCTGCAATTAGAATTGTTTGGTCAGGAACAAACATTGCATACCACAACAAATATCCTGCTGCTGCTGTTGATTTGCCCATTTGTCTACTTACTAATGCAATACTATATCTGTAGTTATGATATGTATCTACTAAGTCTTCTTGATAATCGTATAACTCAAACTTCATTCGACCTTTTGTAGGATGTTGTATCCAGCAATGTTGTGTCATGAAGTACTTGGGATCGTTTGCACATCTAGCCAGCTCGATTAGCTGTTCTTCTGTGAAGTTTTCTTTTTGGTACGGTGTTTTGGTTAATTTTGTATCTGCGCTCATAATACTATTTATAACAGAAAACAGCGTAGTTAATTAAAACTACGCTGTTTTGTATACTAGCTGAGGATTTGAAGATTACTTAGTCTTCTTAGCTTCGTACAGTGATTTCATGTTTTCTACTGTGTGCTCACTTACTGCTACCTTCTGGTCTTCTGCATCTAAATAACGCTTCAGGCTTAGGTTTACAGTCTGTGCGTATTCGTATGGTAGACCATGTGAAGTTGATTCAGTTTCTGCAGCATCGAGTGCTGAGTTAGCCCATTCAGTTAACTTAATCTGAATAGCTTCTTCTGAGATACCCGAGTTCTTCATAAGTGTAACTAACTGTGTAGTGTCCATTGTAGGAGATTCTGACATAGTTGGTTCTTTTTTCTTACCTTTGTATTCAGGTTCATCGTTCATTGTTGGTTCAATTCTGTCATCTGCAGCTTTTTTCATGTCTTCTTCTTTGTCGCCATCGCCATCAATGTCTGCAAAGTCTGGCTTTGCTGCTTCCATTGGTGCGTGTGCGTGTGTTTGACAATCACATGCTGGATCTGGATTTGCAATTTCACAACCGCAATCGGCACAAACGCCTTCATCTGTATTTGATTTTTCTGCACGTTCTGCATTACCTGCTTGTACACGTGCTTCTGCTGCTGGAATTAAATTTCCATCTTTATCAAAGAACTTAGCTAAATGTGGTGGCAATTCATTTTCGTCAATTGCATCTTCTTCAACTGATTCTTCATATTCAGCATCGTCATATTCAGTTCCGGCTTCTACGTCTGATTCGCCTTCTGCGTCATTCATATCATTGTTTCTGCGAAAGTCTGAAACAAATGCTGCAATATCGTCAGACGACATAAAACGTGCTAATTCGTCAACTAGTATATTATCTTCAAGTCCTAATTCGTCTTGTAGCGCATATAACTGTTCTGCAAATTCGCCTACTGCTTCAGTTTGTGTTTCTGGTGCTGTTGGTGCTGTGTGGTCTGCTTTCATTTCACGCTGTGGTGTTTCTTCTACGCTAGTGGAAGCTAGGCCTGCTAATTTTACTATTCTGCTTAAATCACTCATTGTCTTTTTCCTTTTCTTTGCGTAGCTTTGCTAGTTCTTCTAAAAAACTAGTGTTATACTTGTCGCCGTGATGTTCATCTGAGTTCACGTCTTCTGCTTCCTTGTAATCAGGGTCAGCTAAAAGACTGTCGTTTTTTTCTTCTACTACATCTTCATCTGGTTCGTGTTCGCTTTTTACTTTAAGAACATTGCCACTTAATCCATATAAGCTATTAATCTCATTTGCTATTTGGTTACCGGTTGCAATCAAATTTGTTTCGAATTCATACATGTATACTTCGTAGCCTCTGTGTTGAGGGAAGTCACGCGGTGTGCTCTGTAGTATTGTTTTCTTCTCAGCACCGAGTCCAGTTGAGTCATATTTGATTAGGTGCTTCTCAATGCGATCACACTGATCATCAGTTAACTGATGAATTGTTTTAATGCAAAATTTCCAAGTTTTCTTGGATTCTGCAAGATATTGTGTATAAGATTTCATGACGTACTCTCCATAATACTATTTATCAGACTTGCGCATTTTTTCCATGATTTCATCTAGGAGTTCAGTTCTGCTACCAATTACACGTCCAACTACTTCATCGTCTTGGTCAGTGGTTCCTAGCTTATCCTTTACATATGCATCTGCTTTCTTTTCATCTTGATCTAACCTGCGTTGACGCATTTGTAGTTCGATCATCTTTAATTTTTTATCCATTTTAGCTTGTTTTGCTTGTAATGCTGCTGTTAACATCTTACTAGCACTATCAAATATAGGAGCTGCGTGCCTATCTTCTACTGTTTTACCTAAATCAACCAATGACTTAAATGTATCCATTGCTTTTTGAGCATAGTTGTCCATGTCTCTGTCTAATTCTTCTAGACCTACTACCAATGGCAATGCTTTGTCTGCACGTTCAGCAATTGTTAGGTCTTTTTGGTACTTAGCTATATCCGTGCTAACACTTTCTATTGTTAGTTCTTCTACTTCGTGAATAATCGCGTCGGGCATCATTTCTTCAATTGATGGCAAATTAAATTCTTCTT